AGCTATAATGGATCATTTATTAATTACACCTATAAAGATGACATGATTGGTGACTCGCTAATTAAAATGTACTCAGCCTTAAAAAATAAAAAATTTAATTTTGAGACCGGCTCAAATCCTTTCTCTTATTTTACTACTATTGCTTATCACGCATTTATAAATCGTATAAAGAAAGAAAAGAAGCACCATGCAGCTATAACTAGCTATAGGGAGCAAATGTACGATCAATATATGTCTGATCCGGAACATACACATGGGCATGTGTACGTAAAGCCTCCAGATGAGGAGAATGATTACTAAATTCAAAAAACCTAAAGTAGCTATTTTTTCAGACCTTCATCTCGGCGTGCATTCAAACAGTACCGATTGGCATGGCTACGCTATCGAGTGGGCCAATTGGTTTAGAGATGAATGTAAGCGAAAAAATATTAAAGATATAATCTTTTGTGGGGATTGGCATCATAATCGAAGTGAAATATCTGTTAACACATTGCAAGTCTCTGCTGATATTCTCGACATTTTATCAGACTTTAACATTATAGCTATAACAGGAAATCATGACATGTACTATAAGCATAGAACAGATGTTAACTCACTGTCTATTTTTAAAAAGCGTAAAAATGTAACCATTTTAAATAATCCGGAAACTATTGAAGCGTTCGATCGAACAATTACCTTTTGCCCTTGGAACACAAATATTAAAGATGTGCCAAAGAGTGATGTATTATTTGGTCATTTTGAAATTGAAACATTTAAAATGAATAGCTATAAGGTATGTGAAGAGGGCCTTAAGATAAAGGACCTATTAAACAAGAGCAGCTTAATAATATCTGGGCATTTTCACACCAGACACCTTAAAAAGTTTGGGAAAGGTACTATTTTGTATGTAGGTAATCCGTTTCAAATGGATTTTGGAGATGTAGGTAACGTAAAAGGTTATTATACCCTTAATCTAGATACCGTGGAATATGAGTTTACACCAAATAATGTCTCCCCGCAGTATAAAAAAGTTTCACTAAGTGAGCTGGTAAGAGAGGGTAGTATTACAGATGATACTATTCGCAATTTTACTAATAATATAGTAAAATTAAAGGTTGATATGAATATATCTCAGAGTGATATGGATATTCTTTTAAATAAACTATCTTTGCTAAAACCAGACTCATTGACTGTTGACTATGATATTAATTTTAATCGACTAATTGATAATACAGATAATAAAGAAGATCTCTCTGGAATTGATATACCTCAAGCAATAGAAGAGTTTGTAAATCTCCTTGAAATTAAAAACAAAAAGGAGATAATAAAATACACTCTAGGCTTATATGAAAAGGGTAAACTTTAAAAAGCTCAGTATAGTAAATTTTTTATCTGTGGGAGAAGAGCCTGTTACTGTAGAGTTTAACAAAGGTCTTCACGTCATTACAGGTAAAAATAAAGATAAACCTGATCGCAGAAACGCTATTGGTAAAAGCACCATAGCAGATGCTTTATATTTTGCTATATTTGGCGAGACATTACGCGAGCTTAAAAAGGACTTAATACCTAACAATCTTACAAATGGTAAAACTCACGTTGAATTAGATTTTGAGCTTGACTCACCAAAAGGTAAGAATGAATATAAAGTCATACGGACGCTATCACCTTCTAAAGTATTAATTTTTAAAGACGGTGTAGATAAAACTAGGGATAGTATTAAAAATACCACTGCTTATATTAGCCAGGTTCTTAGTGCATCGCCGTCTATTTTTCAAAATTGTGTAATAATGACAGTAAACAATGCTGTCCCATTTATGGCAAAAAATAAAATCGAAAAACGGAAGTTTATTGAGGATATTTTTGGAATGGAAATCTTTAGTGCTATGCTTTCATCACTCCGCAATGAATATAATGACATATCACGTGAACATGATACTGAATTAACAAAATTAGAGGAGATTGAAAAGGCCTTTAAAAATTATGAAGGGCAAAAAGACAAAGTTCTTCAAGGAAGAAAAGACAAAAAGGAAAAGTACTTATGCCGTCAAAAAAATAATACCAAAGAAAAAGAGCAACTTAAAAAGGAGTACGGGCAAGTTAAAGAAATAGATGTGTCTGTTATAGAAGATAAGGTATCTTTATACGAAGATAAGTTAATTTCATGCGATGAAAAAATAAACAGGTACTTTAGTGATATTAGTAGAGCAAAAGCTGATGTAAATTACACAAAGGATACTTATCAAAAAATTGGTACTAGTGATGAACAGTGCCCTGTATGCTTACGTTCAATAGAGGATCACGATAGTGAGTACATTAAAAAAGAAAAATTATCTCTTAAGGCCAGAATTGAAGAAATGGTTAGCTGTATAAAAGATACTCATAATAGCTTAGAAACAGCAAAAAAAATTAAAGCCAAAATACAGAGTGGTATACAAAGCAGCAATAAAAAAATATCCGATGCTAAATTACAGCTACAAAATAAAGAAAATATATTAGCACATATTAAACAACTAAATGAATGGCAAAACGAACTTAAAACCGATTTACAGTCTATTGAGTCAATAGAAACCGACTTTGATGGTATTATAATAGAGACAAAAAAGCGTGTTAATAAGTTAGAGAAAAAAGTAAAACAGTATAGAGGCCAATTAGCTAAACTAGATATTGTTAAGTACGTTGTATCAGAAGAGGGAGTTAAGTCATACATAGTAAATAAATTACTAGACCTGCTTAACAGTAACCTTTTACATTATCTTAAACGTTTAGATTCCAATTCTATTTGTATCTTTAATGAATACTTTGAAGAAGAAATTTTAAACGAAAAAAATAAAGTTTGTTCTTATTTTAATTTTTCCGGAGCAGAAAGAAAGTCGATTGACCTAGCATGCCTATTTACATTTTCGGATATAAGAAGACTACAAGGAGGTGTTCAGTACAATATTGCAATTTATGATGAGCTATTTGACTCATCATTTGATGAGAAGGGGATCGAGCTGATAACACGAATACTACAAGATAGAGTTGAAGAGCTAGATGAATGTTCTATTGTTATTTCTCACCGCAAGGAATCTATTAAAGCTGTTACCGGTGATGTAATATTTTTAGAAAAGGAAAATGGCATAACACACCGGGTAGATTATACAGAAGTTTAAACTATATATAACACATGCTTGGCCCTTCACCATTTCCACCGCCCGTGACACAACCTTTTATAGGACCTAATCACCATCCGGCAGCGGGTAAGGCTGAGGAATCACCAACCATAGAACCGGTTGCCCCAGAATTTAAGTTAAATCGGTATGTAAACTATCTAGCTGATTATTCCGGCTGCGGCCATTGGAGAATACTTTGGCCAGAAGCCGCTATAAATGCAAGAGGAGATGGTATGTCACAATCTACCACTGCAATGGTTATAGATCCTAAATGGTATACAGGTGTAAAGTGTGTAAAGTTACAAAGACAGGCATCGTCTCAACAAAAAGAATTTGTAAAATTTTTAAAACAAGTACAGCAAGAGCACGGATTTAAAATTATATACGAAGTAGATGATGTAGTATTTAGAGAATGTATCCCTGACTATAATAAATTTAAATTTGCTTTTGATAATGATGAGGTAAGACAAAATTGTGTTGATATTATTAATATGGTAGATGAAGTTACAGTAACATGTGACTTTATGAGAAGATTATATCAAGAAAAGACCGGTCAGAAAAAAATAACAGTAATTCCTAATTTTGTTCCTAATGGATGGATGGGTCAGTTGTTTGATCCACGAAAAATTCAGAGAGAGTTTGAAAATAATAGAAGAAAGCCTCGTATTTTATACACAGGTTCAGGAGCTCATTATGATGTAGATAATAAAACCGATGGTAAGGATGATCTATCTCATGTTACCAAATTTATAAGAGCGACAGTAAATAAGTATCAATGGATTTTTGTTGGGGCCTTTCCACCGCCATTAGAAGACTTAGTTCGGCAAAAGCAAATTGAATTTTATCCATGGCAGCCTCTATTAAAATACCCATATTTTATTAATAGCCTAAATGCACAATTAATGGTCGCCCCGCTACAAGTAAATGATTTTAATAAATCTAAATCCGATATTAAATTTATAGAGGCATGTGTATTAGGAATACCTTGTATATGTCAAGATATGGAAACCTACCATACAGCACCAGACTCTTTGAGATTTAGTACTATTGAGGAATTTGAAAGCAAAATAGAAAGGATTCTTAATTGGAAAAAGAAGACCAAATATAATCAAAATATGTATAAGCTTAGAGAAATTGGTCAAAAGAGGATTTTGGAGCTTGATCAAAATATAGGAGCTCATTTACAAGCTCTAAACACGCCTCATGGTTCACCTGAGAGAACATACTTAAAAGAGTGGAATTAGGAACTACTCTATTATAATAGATGTAGATGTCATATCGGAACGTTGTTTATAACAACAGGGATCAATGCATTAATCTATTCACCTGGGATCAAGATGGAGAAAGGGTAATGCACACCTGTTCGTTTGAGCCTTATCTCTATATTGAAGATAATAGAGGCGATAAAACTTCTATTTACGGGACTAAGGTTAAAAAGAAAAAATTTAATAATAGATTTAATCGATCTAGGTTTTTATCTGATTCAGGTATAAAACGGGTATTTGAAAATGCCCCACCTATACAACAATTCTTATTAGATTTATATTGGCAGGAAAACGAAAAGCCAGAATTTAATACACAACCATTAAGAGTATGCTTAATTGATATCGAGACATATTCACCTGATTCTTTTCCAAATGTAGACAACCCTAATCATGTAGTAAATGTAATTACATGTTATGATAACTTTACAAAAACATTTCATACTTTTGGAATTAAGCCATATAATGGTAAAGGTAGATCTAATTTAAATTATGTTCATTGTACAGATGAGCGTGATATGTTTATTAAGTTTCTTGAGTATCTTGAAAGTGATTATCCGGATATTTTAAGCGGCTGGAACTCAGAATTTTTTGATATTCCTTATATTATTGGGCGAATAGAGAATATACTTGGTCAGGATTATGTTAATAGGCTGTCTCCTTTAGGCAGAGTTTATTTTAGGCTAATAAGAGGTAAATTTGGTAGAGAGCAAAAACGATATTATATTGAAGGTATTTCATGCTTAGATTATCTTGATGTATATAGGCGATTTTGTTTAAAACTTAGAGAGTCTTATAAGCTTGATGCTATTGGAGAGCTGGAGTTAGGTCAGCGCAAAATTGATTATGGTGATACCAATCTTGCTACTTTATCAGATGAAGATTGGGATAAATTTATAGATTATAACATTCAAGATGTTAACCTTCTTGTAAGATTAGAGGAAAAGCTTCAATACTTCCCTCTTCTTCGTATGTTATCATATGTAGGATTAACTACGCTTGAGGGGGCTATGGGGACAATCCAAGTTATCAACGGCGCGCTATGTATTAGAGCTCGTGATAGGGGAGAAATTATTTCTACATTTGTTAGGAATGTTGATACAGGTAAAAATCCTGGCGCGTATGTAGCTGAACCTAAAAAAGGATTTAAAAATCATATTGTTTCCTTTGATGCAAATTCACTATATCCAAATGTGATGATTTCTTTAAATACCTCACCTGAAACCAAAATAGGTAAGGTTGAAACAACTACCAATGATAAAATAGTAATACAGCATGTATCAGGTAAATTATTTGAATTGGATAAACCTGCATTTGCAAAGTTCTTAAAGAAAGAAGATTGTGCCTTATCAAAAGCTGGGTTCCTATTTTCACAAAAAAAGAAAGGCATCATTCCAGAGTTTTTGGAATATTATTATAATAAGCGTGTTGTTATTAAAAAGGATCTTTATACGGCAAAACAAAAACTTAAAAGGCTAAAGAAAGATACACCAGAATATATTGATGCTAAGTATGAAGTAGAGAGACTTAACACATCTCAAATGGTTATTAAAATTCTTATTAACTCATGTTATGGCTATATGGGTAATAAGCATGCTCCAATTGGAGATGATGATATTGCTTCTTCTGTGACTTTGACCGGTCAAGCCGTTATTAAATACTCCAATAAACTTATAAAACAGTTTATAAAAAAGGAAGTACCAAACATATCGGATAGAGATTTAGAGGAGTGTATTATTTATAATGACACTGACTCATCTTACGTGACCATTACACCTCTTATTGAGCAAGGAGTAAAGTTTTTGGATGGAGAAGATATTCATAAAGAAACATTTGACAAGATTCAAGAAATTGAGGATTATTTAAATCAAGGAGTTAGTGAATGGGCTAAAAAGGCACTCTTAACAAAAGACAGTCGGTTTATATTTAAACGTGAATGCATAGCTGATGTGGGTGTATTTTTACAAAAGAAACGCTATGTTATGCATATTCTTGATGACGAGGGAATTAAAGAGGATAAGTTTAAATATACAGGAGTAGAAGTTGTAAGAACTACTATGCCGAATGCTATTAAGCCATATGCTAAGAAGATTATTGAAACAATGCTTATGACACAATCGTTGGGCAAAACTAATGAATTGTTAAATGAGACATATGAAATATTTAAAGGACTTGGTCCACAAGAACTTGCATTCGTTATGGGAGTTAACGGTTATGAAAAATATGCCACACAATGCAATCAATTTACAACAACTAAGGGCATGCCTATACATGTTAAGTCGGCATACTTTTACAATATGTTATTAGACAAATTAAACACAGGAAATAAATATGAAGCAATTGGAACAGGTGATAAGGTCCGTTATATGTACATCGAACAGCCTAATAAGTTCGGTCTGGAAAGTATTGGTTTTAAATATGATTACCCTAAAGAATTTGGTAATTTATTTAAACCAGACTACGATAAAATGTTTGAAAAAATCTTATTTCAAGCTATAGAAAGATTTTACGATAATGTAGGTTGGAAAATAAGAAAGCCGTCTGAAAATGTTACAGTAGAACTTTTTGATTTGTTTAGTAAATAAAAACATGGCAATACAACCAGGTGGGTACACTGATAGACCCGAAGATGACAACACTAATAATGCTCATCCTGCCTTTAAGCGGGGAAAAATTCAAGGGATTTTAGAGACTTTAGATATTTTAAGAGCCGTTATTGTTGGAGACGATAACGGGACCGGATCAATTAATTCACCGGAAATTGAAAAAATTAGGAGAGCAACCTTCCTGATGCGTGAGGCGCTCCAGCAGGCAGCCGATAAAACCGGTGTGCCTGCTTCTGATAAATCTACTTCCATATCAAAGCCAGCTGAAGATGCCCTTAACGAGTCGACAAAAGTAGCACAATCTCTAAGATTTCAAAGAAAACATTCAGCCTCACCGGACATGCATGACGTCAAACATTAGTGGCTTTTTTTCCAAATTAAATTAAATTAATATATATGTCAGATAAAAAATCAGAAACTATTAAAACTATCGTCGATCACATTGGCAGAACGGTTGTAGGTGTAGTAACAAAGGAAGATACCAAGACTATTACGATTAATAATCCAGTAATTGTTCATGTACAACCCGATCCAAAATCCGGTCAACTTCAAGTACAATCTTTTCCCTATCTTTTTATGGAATTTATTAAGGGTGATAAAGACAAGAACAATTGGACATTTTATAAAACGGCGATTGTTACGTCCGATGTTACTCTTGATGACCGGATTACTACTCAGTATAAGAATATTAATTCCCCGCAACCACCTGCAGGTCAACAAGCACCAGCTGGGGACGATGGTGAAGTCGTTAAGCTTTTTGACGACGAATAATTATGTTACTATTCCGCAGACAAAAACATTTGGTCAAGTATGTTAAAAATACTAACATCAAATATAAGACCGAAAGCCCTGAATATCTGTTAGTAAAGGAATATAGACAGGCTCCTTTACTCTTTACTAAGGCAGAAGTTGCCAGAGCTAGAAAAAGAGCAGAAAAAAATCCGGAGGATACTAGGTAGAATATACCAAAACATATAAAG